CTGGGATGCACGATAGCGATTTTTGAATTAATCTTTCTGGGTACTGGTAAAGGGGGGTGACTAAAAAAAAGTTACTCTCCTTTTTGTTTTATATATTATATTATAAATAAGTTCTATCTACAAAGGATTAAAATGCTTAAAAAAATATTTTCATTAATAATTTTAGCATTTATTTTTAACTGCTCTAATTCTAACCCGGCAGGAATAATAAACAACCAGGTATCAATTTATCTCAACTACAATAACACTGACGCCCGTGGCACAGCTTGCTATATTTATGAGGACAACAAAATAAACAATATCATACTGGCATGTCAGTCTTACGACACCTTGACTGCTACAAACGGCTCTACATTACGAGCAGAATATTCAGTATCAGGATATGTAACGGTAAGTACTACCATAGCCAAAGACAATTTTCAATGGGTTATTAGCACCGGGAAGATGGATAAAAAGTAATATATTATTATATTATACGGGACTTTGCAATGCAGTTAAATTGCAGATGAGAAAAACCTTATGTCAGATCCCATAACCACAACACCTGTCCTGCCTGTCACCAAGCCACCAGCCAAGCCGTGGCAATTTCAAAAGGGCAAGAGTGGCAACCCACGCGGGCGCATCAAAAATGAGGTTGCAATATCAGAACTGACCCGCAAGCTGCTTGAATCGAAAGAGATCAAGGTTGAATACTCTTTTCCTAAAAACGGGGTGATGATAAAGCAACGGATGTATCTTGAGTGCGACCGTCCGCTCAACGACCTGATGATTTTCCAGCTCATCAAGCAGGGTATGGATGGTGACATCGCGGCAATACGTGAGGTATTCGACCGCGGGTATGGCAAGGCACCGCAGCATACGGACATAACAACTGCGGGTGATAAAATTACCCAGCGTGTTTATAACATTACTGAGCAACCACAGAAAGAAAAACTTGAACAGCTTCATAACGATGCTAACAATATTTAGCTTGACCAATGTTTTCTTCCGTAACCAGGAAGCATTATTCACTCCTGGTAAGAGTATCGCTATCAATGAGGGTGGAACTGCTTCGTCAAAAACTTACTCGATTCTCCAGCTATTAATTGAAGTCTGCGAAAATAGAACTAACCCGTTGGTAGTTTCCGTCGTCAGCGAAAGTATGCCTCACCTGAAAGCCGGATGTATAAGGGATTTCAAAAATATAATGGGTGAAAGTTTTGATGAAAGAAAATGGAATGCCACGGATAATATTTATCAGTTTTCGCAGAACGTCCTTATGGAGTTCTTTTCGGCTGATCATACCGGTAAGGCGTCTGGGCCGCGCCGCGACATCCTTTATTGCAATGAAGTCAATCATATTCCTAAGCCGATTGTAGACCAGCTCGACTTGCGGACACGGCGTTTTACGTTCTATGATTTCAATCCGACAAGCGAGTTCTGGGCGCATGAGATGAAAGACCTGCCGGAAGTAGCATGGATACACAGCACATATAAAGACGCGCTGAATGTATTGACTCCCGATGTTGTCAAGAAGATTGAAGCCAAGAAAGACCGTGACCCGAACGGGTGGCGCGTGTATGGCCTTGGACTTATCGGCAGGCTGGAGGGGTTAGTGCATCCTGAGTTCGCTATGGTCGATGAGTTGCCTGATGCTGGAAGCATTTTCTATGGCATGGATTTCGGGTTCACGAACGACCCCACGGTTCTGATTAAATGTGTTCTACATGATGATAATTTGTATTGCGATGAACTGATTTGCGAGACTGGACTGACTAATCAACAGATTGCACACCGCATGGAATCGCTCGGAGTGAAAAAAGGGTATGACGAAATTTTTGCTGATGCTGCCGAACCAAAGTCAATAGAGGAAATTTATCAGGCTGGTTTCAATATCAAGGCGGCACCGAAGGGAGCCGATTCAGTTCTCCATGGTATACAGATGATAAATAATTATAAACAGTTCTGGACGAAACGAAGCCTCAATGCTCACAAGGAGCAGCGCAATTATTCTTACGTAATTGACAAATTTGGAAAGCCAACGAACAAGCCGATGGATGATTACAACCATTGCATGGATGCGAGACGATATGGTGTTGTTGGAAAACAGGATGAAGCTCCGTTGCCGGGACTTATTGTATGCCAACGCAGATAGAGGTTGAAGCAATGGCCTTTCTGATATACCAGTGGATCAAGGAGGGAAGGAAAATTAATGTATTTTTACTCGTAAAAAAGGAAGAACATGAACTTGATTAATATGTTTCGATCAATCTTTGATGATGGTGCTAAAATAGATAGAGCTATGCCGCATCCATTAATAGACAAGGCTGCTATGCCTATCGCCGGTCTTCTCAGTGGGAGAGAAGGTGACATGCAGCAGATCGTTCCTGCGATGTATCAGGCATGGGGAGCATACGGATATCTGCCAAGTATGACGTGGTATCAGCTTGCGAACATGTACACGAGCTGGACATATACTGCGATTGAGAAAATTGCGAGGACCGTATCATCACTACCAGTTAAACTCTACAGGTACGAAAAGCAGGGAAGTGGGAAGACGATTAAGCCGTATCTTGTCAAGTCGATGCTATATAGTAATTATGGATTATCAACGCAAAAGAACAATGTCATAAAAGCGTTACGTGAATCTGGAATAAAAAGAGTTGAGATCGATGAGCACCCATTGCTCGATCTTATCAACCGTCCGAATCAGGACATGGTACGCAGTGACTTTTGGCGTCTGCTTTCTATTCATCTTGAATTAAATGGCGCAGTAGGAATTTACAAAACAAAATATTTCATGGGTAAGGTTCCGACCGAGTTACATATTCTTCCGACTACGTGGACAGGACAGTTTAAGCCGATACCTGCAAACGATGGTGTCCATTTGATTAAGGGGTACAAACTCATCGACCAGGATCTACACCAGGATTTTTCAAAAGAAGAAATTATCTGGATTAAGTATTCATCGCTGAGGAACCCCTACGAAGGGATGTCAGCTATCAAGGCACAGCTATACGCCTTTAATCTTGACCAATATCTCATGCAGCAAATGATGAGTTTCTATAAAAACGGCGCGATGTTTTCAAACCTGTTCAAGACCGAGCAACGATTGACGCAGACGCAGTGGGAAGAGATACAGAGCCAATTTACGCAGTATGAAGGTCCACGTAATGCGTTCCAGAATTTCATCGCACACTCAGGAATTGAACCGGCAAAGGCAATGAATACTACCGCACGGGACGCGATGGTGCATGAGTTGTCCGACCTTGTTCGTGATAAGTTACTTTCAGCCAGTGACCTATCTGCCGGAAAGATCGGGCTTGAGGCAAACCAGAATCGGTCCAATCTTGAAGTAGTTGACATGGGTTTTTTTAATGAGGCGATTAAGCCAAGGGTTATGCTGATCACTGAATACATTGATCAATTTCTCGTACCTGAGTTTGATGATCGTCTTTACTTTGAGTTTGACACACCGCACTTCAATGACCGTGAACTTGATATGAGGGAACGTTACGGTAATCTTGAACATGGTTATACCTCGATCAATGAGGAACGGGAAGAAGAAGGTAAGGATCCAATTGAAGGCGGAGATACACCGAGAATTTCCGCAATGCTTGTTGAACTCGGTACTGAGAAAGAACCTTCTGTTCCGCCGATGATTCCACCAAAGGAAGGTGAGCCACCGGTCACACCGCAGCCCGAAGAGAAGGCATTATGGACTGCCGATAAAAAGATTCTCGCATGGAAAGAGTTTGATCAACGTGCGACAAAATATGAGCGTCTTTTTCGTAAGGTAATAATCGGTCACTTCAAAAAGCTATCGGTTAAGGTGATCGACCTACTCGAACGGCATGGGGTCAAGATCAAGTCCAATATTGCCGCAATGAATCTAAATAATAAGCAGCAATGGATCGCAGAGCATAAGAATAGGCTCGATGAGATGCTCCCTGACAAAAAGGAGACAGTCAGTAACCTTGTAAAAGACCTGCGTCCTGTTATCCTCTCAGTGCTGACGCATTCGGCAGAGTATCGGATGGACGTATTCAAAAATCAGAAAGCAAAGTTACCTGTTGAAGTGACGGTTACTTTCGATCCAAAGGATCCCCGTGTTCTTGAATGGGTTGATGAATACGCGGACGATATATCTGAGGAGATTTCAGATACGACGTATAAATCAATCAAGGAGATACTGCGAAAGGACTATGAGAACGCAGAGACCTTATCTAATATGTCAACGCATATCCGTCAGGAGTTCGAGGACATGGAAGTCGCTCGCGCTGATACGATCGCACGGACGACGAGTACTGCCGTTGCAAACCGAGGTGATCTTGAGGGTGTAATGCAGATGGGCTTGGAGGATAACGTCGGGAAGGTCTGGCTCCCTGAGCAGGATGACTGGACGAGAGATACGCATCGTGCCGCTGGAGAGCGATATAGCGATGGATACGATAGTGAGACAGAAGAGGTGATGAGTCTCGATAAGGAGTTTATTGTTGGTAACGACAGTATGCTTACCCCTGGTGATGGATCCGAAGCGGAAGAAAATTGCAATTGTCGGTGTACCATTCTTTATGAGGTGATTGAAAAATGAACAAATTTATACTCATTTGGTTATTTTTGTTTATATCGTGTCAATGTCCAACCTGTAAAAAAGACGAACCGCCAAAGCTCGATACGGTTTACTTTACATATACAAACAGTACCAATAATGGCGACTGTTATGTTTATGTAGATGGTGATCTAAAATCCGTAATGCTCGCGAGACTCGGTACGACGTATGATACAATGCAGCTCGTTGATGGAGCGAAGATCAGCGCGGAGTTCGTTAATATGCGGATACTTGAAGTCGAGAAAGATACCGCGACCGTCGTTCCTGAATTACGAATGGAGGTAGGGTACTGATTATGGATGCTTTCATGGAAGGCTTACAGGGTGATCTTTCCCGGGAGTATGCGGCGGTGATACAATACAAGCAACATGCCTCGGTACTGGAAGGGAGTGACTTCGCGTTTGCAAAGGAGTTGCTCGATCATGCGAATGACGAATTACATCACGCTGATCTGTTGAATGACCTGATCGTGTTTAACGGAGGCATCCCCAGTGTTACGGTCTCAATAATATTCACCGCAACGCTTGCACCAGATATGTTTCGTCAAGATCTTGAGGGTGAGAATGAGGCAATTACACGGTACAAGGAGCGTATTAAACAGGCTCTCGATACAGGGAACTTTGGCGCAGTTGCGGTATTATTGGGGATACTGAAGGATGAGGAACATCACGCAAATGACCTTGAGTCAATATTATTCGTATCCTGAAATCAGGTACGACAGCGAATAAGGTTACTTTAATGGGTTATGATAAATAACATGCAAGCCTGCAACCCTATTCGTCAACAGAAACACCTTGCGATGGAAGCGCAAGGATGTAAGACAGGGAACGCACTAAGGAAGAAACTAAAAAAATTACGAAGGGAGTGGAAGGGTGAAAAAAGACTATTACAAAAAAGTACTGACTCCCCGGAACAAAAAGCGTAAATCCGGGCAGTACGAAACAAAGGACACCGTTCCCAGTGATTCGGCGTGGCAACCAAAAAAATGATCACGATTAAAAAAGAACATTTCTATCGTAAGGAATATGATTCGCTACGTGGGCTGATCGATATGTTGATCGATATGCCACATGAGTTACGTGGCCAGCCGATGTTGGAGATCGGCGCTCATATCGGAGACTCGACCGAGATTTTTAGTATGTTCTTTTCTCCTGTGTATACGATCGATCCATTTACGGTAAAGATTTACGATAAGTTCAAGGAAAAAACCAACCACCTGTCGAACATTAAACCGATTACCGGATATAGCGAAACCAGTTATAAGCTGATACCTGATGATCTCGCATTTGTTTATATTGATGGGAAGCATACATACGATCAGGTCGCCCTTGAGCTATTGCTTTATTTTCCAAAGATCCGAAAGGGTGGAGTCATTGGTGGGCATGATTATAAGTTGTCTGCTTTCCCTGGAGTTGTGCAGGCGATTAACGAAAAATTTGGGGAGCCTGACAGGTGGTATATTGATTCGAGTTGGATAGTAAGAAAGGCGTAATATGTCAAAGATTTTTGTATATAGATCACTGAAAGAAGCGAAGGTGCAGAAGGAAGTTCTTGGGCGCGCCGTACCATCACGTGACGGTGTATTACTTGATTATAAAGAAGTCGATGAGGGAAAGGACTATCATAGTATTATTCCTGAGAAGGGGGCGAAGGTAGTTGGAAAGATATTGACAGTAACCAGTGCGGAACTTCGGAAGGTTGATAAGTGGGAAGAAAAATACGAACGAAAGGAAGTTGAACTTAAAGACGGAGAAAAAGCGTTTGTTTACATATACAAAGAAAACAAAGGAGCATCTATGGAACATAAACGCATAGTAAAGAATGGTGTTGAGTACAAGGAGTTTGTTGGAGAAGTTCTGAGTTATGACGATAAGAATCTCATTATTGAGCACTTCATCTCGACCGAGTTACAGGATTCGGTCGGCGATATTATGAGTGCCGATGGTATGAAGATACGAGGTAACATTGTCGTACTCTTCCAGCATGGGATGGACATGAAGTACGGTAATGAACCGATAGCAAAATGTCTCGGTCTTCGTGTTGGCATGAATAAGAAAGGGAACAAAGGTATTATCGCACGGACTCAATATTTCGATACCACAAAGGTTGACCCCAGTGATTTCACCGGAAAACGTCTTTACGAGAAGGACAAAACTGGGGTCATGCCAAACTGGTCGATCGGGTTCAACTCGACAAAGGAACATCCGACAACAGGTGGACGCGTCGTGGATGAGTGGGAACTACACGAGTACAGTAAGGTCGCTGTCGGCTGTAATCTGGAAGCAACCTCCTCAGCGCAATCGCCTGAGTTGAAATTTATACTCAAGGTAGATGACACCCCTGATGGATCAGTCGAGATCCAGCTTGATGAGGTCGATGAGTTTACATGCAAGGACGGTGTCTGTATTTTCTCCAAAGGAATGAAATCTTATCCCAATGAACATGCTTGCAGGATCAATGAGCCGGGGAAGTATGAAAAGTTCCGCAGGAAAGCCAATGCGCGTGATCATGAAGGTAAAAAGTATGACGTGATATACGGCAAGGTGAAGGGCGAGGACAAGTGGGAGGAGCAGGCATATCGGTATCCGAAAGGATCATGGACAGCAGATGAAGCCCGTGCTCATTGCAAGAGTCACGAGGGGAGTTTCGAGGCGGCAAAGGCATTGGAATCTGATCCTTCCAAACCGATTGAAAAGATCAGTCACAAACGTGCTCATAAGGCACTTACGGCTTTACATAAGGAACTGATTTCCGATTTGAAAGCGGCAGCAGAGGATGAGAACTTTGTCCATCACGGAGCCGAAAAACTTGCAAAGGCTGCGCTGGAGGATTTCAGCGATAATGCGAAAGGTCACGTTGAGAAGTATATCAAGGCAGTTACCGAGATGGCTCCTGCGGAAGATTTCGATACTAAAGCCGAGTACGAGATCGAGATAAAAGGACATCTCGCCTTTGCAAACGCACTCAAGAAAGAGTTTGGCATGATGGTTGAGGCAATCAGGTCATATAAGGGGAAAACCGATGTCAAGCCGGAAGAGGAATCGGAGAAGGTCGTTGCGGATCATGAAAAAGCGGCTACCCCTCACGCTACCGAGTATATAAAAGAGTGGTATAAAAAGAGCAAAGAAAAACCGGAACCGAAGCCCTCCAATCCTGACGCGGCAGGAGAGGATACGGGTGAGAAGGTTCTTACGATTATTCAATCTCCGCAACAGGTATTAAAAATCCGGGAGTCGGAGAAAAACTCTCTTCATGTTAGCGTGTCTGCTGAACAAGTCAGCAACATCGTCGATAAGGCGATGGAGAAATTTCGTACGATAACACGACGAGAGATTGATCGCGCAACCGGAAAAATCGTGGACTAAAGGAGTTTTACTATGCCAGGTGAAAATCAGAAGGAACTGACCATTGACCAGCTTACCGAGATCATCGGAAAGCAGATCGAGGAAAAGGGTATCAAGATTGTCAAGGACGAACTTGAAGCCTTCAAGAAGACCGGCTTTGAGCAGGAGATGAAGCGGATATATCCGAACTTCGGCAAAGACGGGGACATGACGGGCGGTGAACTGAAAAGCCGTACCGGCAGCGTGATTGATCCGTCGGTATTCAGAAAAACGTATAACGCTTTCGGACGCGAATTGTCCGACAACGAATACGCGGCGAGTCTCGCTTCTTTCGGCGGACCGTTCAAGAAACTCAGCCCGACGATGCAGAAGTGGGGCGAGCTTTTGAAGTGTACCGGAAATCGCATGGCTCTTGTCCGCTTTCCGTACGACGAGCTGAAGACCCTGTTTGAGCAGGAAGCAAAAGCGTACGGGATCAAGACGACCAGCGACGCGATGGCCGAGAATGAGGGCGGGCATGGATCGTATCTCGTACCGATCGAGTTCCCGTCCCTGATTATCGAGGCAGCGGTGAATGACTCTCCGGTTCTGTCTCAGGTATGGCGTATGCCGATGAATGCTCCGATCGTTTCCCTGCCGAAACTGACGCAGGCCGACGGCTCGTACTTCGGTGGCGTTACCTTCCAGGAAGCTGGCGGAGTGAAGTATGAGGACGGCGTCATCACGAACTCGGCAGAAGGTGTCAAGATCGATCCGAAACGTGCGGCGATCGAACGCATTTATCTGACCGCGCAGAAGATTACCGCTGGCGTGATTCTCACGGACGAGATCATCCAGGATTCCGTGATCAATATCGTTAACTACATGACCGGACTCCTGGTTCGGGCGTGGAAATATCGCCTTGAGTACTATGTTATTCAAGGCCGTGGTAAAGATTACGGACAGCCACTGGGGATCACCAGGGATCAGTCAATTATTGACAGTGCGATCCCTCGTAAAAAGGTCAATGAGCTGAACTATGAGGATCTCGTGAAGGTCGATGGCGAACTGGACGAGATTTTCTCCGGTACTGAGTTCTGGCTCATGCGGAAAAAGACGCTCTCCGATCTGCGTCTCAAAAAAGATACAGTCGGACAGCCGATCGTCAAGGAGACCTGGGGCGAGAGAATGGGGACGCCGACACTTACGCCGACGATTCTCAATCACCCGTATCATGTTACAAAGAACGTACCGGCGCTCGGAAGTACCGGTGACGTGGTCATCGGGAACATGGGCTTTTACATCCTCGGTATGCGCTCGGATATGCGGATCGATATTTCTGATGCTCCGCGTTTCGAGTACGACGAGACGAACGTCAGGTTCAAGGCTCGTGTAGACGGCAAACCGGGAACGGCCTTCGCGTTCAAGATGCTCAAAGGACCGACTTCGTAGTCGGGGTGGTGATGATGGGGATAAGGTAACGGCAGCAATGCTGTTACCTTATAAAACACTATGGAAGATCAACTGACATTCATCAAGTGTATAAATAAGTGCAGGAATAGTTCTGCTCCTTACGGGGATGTTATCAACCTGCCGCTTGCCAAAGCACGGATCATGGAGGCTATGGGGAATGTTGAGATCATCGACGAGAAAGTAAATCCCCATTTCTTGAATGATTCCGATTATTTATACAGATGTAAATTTCAACCACGACGGATGACTAGGGTTGCATGGATACAGAACTATAGTAAGAACGGTGGAGCGGAGATTTCAAACTTCAATGCGATACGTATCGGAAGAAACCTCGGATTCGATATCATTGGTTATGCAATCGATGACGAAGATTCTTTCGATGCAATCAAATTTGCTGATATCGTAATAGTCAATAATCTGCACGCATCCGGCAAAGAAGCACTGCTCAAAAAACTTTATGATCTGAAA